ACGTCTGGAGTGCCGCACCGACAACCCCAACATAGGCCTTGCTGTATTCGGCGCCGCTGAGGCGATTGGAGGAGTATTCCTCCTTCAGGTGCGCCTTCAGGCTGGTCATCAACAGATCGAAGACACCGGAGCCGCCGACCTGACCTGTGGTCAGATCTTCGGTCTCCAGTTTGTCGATCGGGAGATAACTCTCTCCCGTCGCAGAAGGCTGCTGAAACAGCGGATCGGTCAGGTTGATCAGAGGGAAATTGAAATTCCGCCCTGCAACGAGTGCCGGAAGTAGGCTGTTAGCAAGAAGCTCTGAGCCGGAAGCCATTATTATCTCTCCGATTATCGTCGGTAATCCGGAGGATTACGCGAGGCCGTTCGCAGCCGCCTGCGAAGCTGCCAGACGTGAAAGCTCATCCGCGGTCAGCGGCTCGAGAACCTCGAGGGAGAACTCGCGAGCATCCTGGCTCTCAACATGCTCCCGGCCGTTCACCTTCCGGACCTTGATCGAAACGAAAGTGCGTTCCTGGAGCTGGCGATAGAGGCACATCGGCACATGGAAGCCGTTGTCAGTGACCTCACCATAGGGGATGTATTTCCGTACCGTGCCGAGATACTCGTTGGCGACGGTCAGGATCTCGCCGGGAAGATCCTTCTTCTTCGGATCCAGATTGGTGATGCGCAGACGAACCAGCGCCATCTCCGTCTCCATGAGCTGCTCACGGATCGACTTCGGCCGGGTCACCTTGGGGACCTCGGCCTCGGCAACTGCCGGCACAGGAGCCATGGAAGCTGCCGTATCAGTGATCAGCGCTTCCGGCGCCAGTTCGGGGGTCTGTGCGGCAGGCTGAGATTCACCATCGAGCTTGGCCTGGATACGCGCCCGAAGCGTCTCGACGCTGATGTTGTTGGAGAAGCTGACACCCATGAGCGTCGCACGCTGCTTGAGCATGCTGAGCTCGGTGACCTGGGTTTCGCTTTCGGCGGTCTCCTCGACAGCGGGAGTGGAAGCAGGCACAGGCTGGCTGACCGCCGGGGCTGCCTGGCTCGTCACGGGAGCAGCAGCCCCGACACCGGAGAGATTCTTGAAGAGATTGTCGGAAGAGGACATTGGGATTTTTCCTGAAATGGGGTCTCTATTAAATAGAAAAAGGGCGGGAGTAATCCCGCCCTCCTTATCTCATATTATCAGACCGATTAGATCGGCGCCACACACTTGATCAGGCCGATCCGCTCGGGGCGCTTGACCAGGATACCGTAGTACCACTTGATCGAGCTGAACCCGGTCTCCCCGTAGGGGTCGTTGCGATCGGCCGACTCCTTGCCCGGCATCTTGGTCATGACGTTGAACTTCACGGTCTTGCCATCGGTCTGGAAGCCGATGGTCGACCAGGAGTCATCGCCGAGAACCAGCATCGGGAAGACGTCATACTTGCCCGACGTCGCCCGATATCCGGGATTGGTGCCGACGTTGGCGCCGACACCGGCCCAGCTCAGCATCTCCGGAACCTGGACAAGACGGAAAGCGTCGATGGTGCCGATTTCGCCGTTCAGGATCGTGCCGGCGTCGCCGTACTGCTGGACCGGGATGAACGCCTGGTTGTCGAACAGATCCTTCATCCCCTTGAGCAGCGGGACCAGTTCCGAGCCGACGAACATGACGCGGGCCGCCGGGATGGTCTTGGTGTCGACCAAGCGGGAGCCCGTGATCACCGTGGTCTGCTTGGGGGTGCGGTTGTCGGTCAGGATCTGATCGAGGCGCATCAGGTTGGCGTAGGATACGATCGCAGCACCGGCACCTTCACCGCTGACCGTGCCGTTGGAGACCGCGGCGCCGGCATAGAGGATGACACCGGCCGACGAGAGGAGATCCTTCTGGAGCACAGCCTCGGTGAGCTGGGTGGCGCCGTTCAGGAGTTCCCGCGACAGGTGGCTCATCAGCTCATCGTCGGAATCGAAATCCATCGACTCCTGGGTGAACTCGGTGAAGAAGCCGAACTTGTGGATCGACCCCTCCCGCTGGAGACGGGTGAAACCGACGCGGTTGACGCGGCCGCCGGCCTCGGAGAGGAGCGGAAGCTTGGCCGTGATCGTGCCGATATCCTTGGACGAGCCATAGAGGTTGCCATTGGCGATCGTCACGCCGGCGGCATCGATGCCCTGGTCATTGACGTTGCGAGCGTCGAGCAGAGGCACGTACTCGTAGACCTTGATGGTCTTACCCATGTTCTTGGGCATGTTGACGGTCGACGCGAGGGGCGAGAAATACTGCTCCTTGCGGGCCTCGATCAGCGCCTTCTTCAGCCAGAAGAAGGTGTTCATCTGGTCGGAGCCAGCACCGTCGATCGACGACTTAGAGCCGTCCGCGGGGGCGTTGTAATTCAACATAGTCGGTGTTCCTTATTCTCAGAATATTATCTGAATAATATGGAGGCGATTTTTAAAGTCGCCCGTTGAACTGTTTGAGGAATTCATCGTCCGCCATATTCAGCGGATTGATGAACGTGGCGGCCTTGCGAGCAGTGCTCGGGGAAGGCGATGCAGCACTGGCCTTGTCGTTGTTGGCGACGACTGGCTTGGGGGTCTCGGTCCTGGTGGCAATTACCTGGGCCGGCGCCACAACAGGTGCTGATGTCACCGTCGTGGTCTGGGTTTGCTCCGCGGGTGCCTTGAATGCGTTGGATGCTGCAAGGGCATCGCCGGCAGTCTTGTAAGCCTCGAGGAACGGGGCGTTCATCGGAATGGTGCCAAAGGTCTTCTGGCGATCCATCTCGGCGACGATCTGGTCATAAATGCCATTGTCGCGTTGAGACTGGATGATGCCGAGAAGCTGAGGCGATTCCCAGAGAACACTCTTGGACTTCGGATCCCACGTCTGGTTGATGAGCTTCAGGGTCTCATTTCCGGTGGGCTGAGCCTCGATTTCCGAGACCGCCTCGTGAAATGCCACCTCGGCATCACTGACAGCGTGGTTAACTGGATTATATCCTACATTATCTTCGGTATTCAAATCAAGGGGGTCAATACCGCTTTCCTTGATTATCTTCTTAATGGCTTCCGGATTTTTGTTATTAACCTCGATCAGGAAGCTGAGGCGGTCGGGATCGACCAGGTTGTGATTCTCCAGCATGCGCAGCGTCTTGAGATGCGGCTGCATGTCCTGGATCTTGCGACCGTAATTGGCGCCCATCTGCATCAGACGGATCGCCTCTTCCGGAGACTTCGGCTCGACCATGCGCCCATTCGCTTTGAACGGCGTCATGATCTGCTTGTAGAAGCCCTCGTAATCGGGGGCTTCGGGAGCGGTCTTCGGGTCGGGTTTTTCTTCGACCTTGGGATCCTTGCCTGTCTTGGCATCCTCCGGTTTGCCTGCCTCCTTCCCTGCGGCCGCCGTGTCGGCGTCCTTCGGGTCAGGGGCGGCACCGTCGTCTGCCTTCGCAGGCTCGGGCTTCTTGAGTTGATCATCGGGTGCTGAGAGGCTGGGATCGGCCTTATCCGAATCCGCGGAACCAGAAACAGCAACAACGGGATCGGCAACAACGAGCTTCTCCTCGGTCTGCTCGGCGCTCTTCACGGGTTCGACGACGGTCTCAGCAGTTTGCTGGGAGACCTGCTCCGGCGCAGTCTCCTGCTGTTCGGCCGGCTTGTCGGGTTTTTCGACCGGAGAGGCGTTGAGAAACTCCTCGTCCGACATATTCAGAAACTGGTTCGTGGCCATGATGACGCGCTCCAGCTCTTACTCAGCCGCCGTTTCGGCGCGGAGTTCGGCGAGGGTCTCGTACATGTCCGGGAGTTCCCGAGCAGCGACATGACCCATCTGGACCATGTCGCTGAGATACCGACGCATGAAGCCGGTGGCCCGGGCTTCCTCAAGGCAGCTTTCCCGAATGTCCGAGGCAAGCCGAGGATCCGTGCTCATCTGCACCAGGCGAGCAGCATCTTCCTTGAAGTAGCCCTCGATGAAGAGCTTCCGGAACTCGAAGTTCTCGGACAGCTTCAGCGCGCGATCGCGGCGCTCGACCAGATCCTTCTTCAGAGCGATCTCGTGTTCGAGCTTGGCAATATCAGACATAATCAGTCCTCATTTTCTTTGCTGGGTTTAAACGGCAATTATCTGCCATTTAGATGTTTATCGCCGGATTTAATGCCGGGTCAAGCTGCGGCTGAAAATCCTGCGAATTAAGAGATAATCTAGGGTCGATTATCTCCTGTGAGTCCCGAGCCGGAATTGACACCGGGGCAACAGGTTCCGGGAGGTTGTTTGCCCGTGGATCGTTCTTCAGCTTGCTGAGCTGGTTCCAACCCACGGCAGCCTCGATGTCAGGATCTTTCTCGCCGCCATCGACCTTCTTCTTTGGACGAACCAGCGCTTTGGTGATTTCGAGATCCTGGTTCGCCTGAGCTTGCGCGCCGGCCGCCTCGATGCCGCGGGCATGCGTGGTTCCGGTCTCCTGCTCGGTGGTATCCAGATCGGTCTGGTTCGCTTGTGCGCGCTCACGGAGCGCCCGGGCCCGGTTGAGTTCGATCTCACTGTCGAGCTTCTCGATCTCTTTGAGCTGGCGCTGAACCTCGGCTTTCTTCAACTCCTCAGCCAGAGGATCAGGCTGCGGCTGGAATTGCCGGAGCTGCTCAACCAGCGGGTACATCCGCTTCAGCCGGGCGATCTCCATGAGTATCATCTTGGTGATCCCAAAGTCGACCGTGTTGCCCATGGTCTGAAGCATGAAAGCCAGGTCCTGGGACTTGGCATTGTCGATCTCTGCGGTGGCGATATCGACCTCGAGATCGAATTCACCAATGAGGTCTTCACGCTTGACCTTGACGAACTCGGTATTGGTGATCCGGATCGTCTCTTCCTCGGACAAGAAGACGGCATTCATCGCCGTGATTTTCTTACCGATCCGGACCAGGCCATCGGCCATGCGACGAAGGATCGCCATCTCGCGCTTGGAGGCGGCATCCAGCACGCCACGAATACCGGCTGCGACATCGCCATAGGCTTCACCCGAGATGCCGCCGGCGAAGGCTTTGACGCCGGTAAGAGCTTCAGCCTCCTGGTTCTGGAGCTGAAGCATCACCATCGCCGACTGGGGGATTTCCGGGTACTTGTGCTCGACGATGCCGGCCTGGGGCGTCAGGTTGGGATTGAACTCATAATCCCTGCCCTCCTCGTATCGCCGACGGTTGACGACATCGAGCATGCCCTTGGCAAAGCCCTGCTGGCCATTGGCCGATCGACCCAGGAGATCGATCATGCCACGGGTCACGGCGCCCAGGATTCGCTGGTTGTCCTCGAGCAGTTCGGCATCAGGTTCGCCCAGAAGCTCCCTCTTCACAGGCATATAGTTCACGACGATGTAGGGAGGTTTCTGGTCCGGGAAGGGGTTCTCTTCCAGGCGGATCATGACCCCTGAGATCCAGGTAGCCACGATCGGCACGAGTTCACCGGTGCCGTGGATATCCCAGAGACCCCAGAACTCGTAGGCGACAACCTTCTTTCGAAGAGCGTCGGTGAAGTTGAAATTGGTGTCAGTCGAAGCCGGAGTATGATCTGGGGTGGTAACAGCCGAGGCTGCCTCCCAGTTCACATGACCGAGGTTCTTGTAGCGCTTCGGCTCTTTCTTGAGCTCGGCCTGAGAGGTCTCGAAGGACTCGATCGTAAAGGAGGCCTTCTCCAGGTCAGAGCCACAGGATGGATCAAAATAGATGTTATCCGGATTGACCACTCGAACCAGGGGGCGGTTATCCAGCACCTTTTCGACCTTGACCTTTTCGGTGCCGACCTGTTGAGCGATCGAAGGCTGGCCGGTTTCTTCAAAGAATCCGACAGCCTTCTGAAGCTCCAGAGGTACGGTCTCGTTGAACTGTCGAGGATCCGCCTGCTTGAGCTGAATAGCGGCATCGAGCTCCTGGATCTGGGCCTCTTCGGTGGGAGCCAGATAACTCCAGACGGGAGCCTCCTCCTCGACCATCTTGGTGACGCGGCACCAGCCAACACGCACGATCGCCGAGCCTTCATCAACATTGGCCCGGATATAATCGTCGATGAAGCGGACACGGTTCAGCTTGGTGCGAAACTGCCAGTTGAGCACGAGTTCGTTTTGGCGCGCGGCCGTCTCATCCTCGAAGGTCGTCGGCTTGACGTCGAAAAGCTTCTCGCTGGAATTGAACGGCTCGGTCAGCGCCGAGTAGCGCCATTCCGCCTGGCGCCGGATCAGCTTTGGCTGGACCTGGGAATGCCCCTTGATTTTAGGCGCCTTGGCAGGGCCTTCGACCTTCAGGAGATCATTCCACCGGCGGACTTTGCCAACATGGATATCATGCGCCGGCTTCGACGCATCGAGATCTCGGATCAGCTCCTGAGCAGTAGGCTCATTCTTCCAGGACGTAAGCTTTGGAGCCTGGGCAGGATTGACCGAGACATTATTTGATTGCGTCGCCATTTTCATCTCTCAACGAATGGTGCGGCAGGCCCGCAGCTTGTCTCGATCATCGAGCCCGGCAGCGAGGACCGTTGCCAGGGCAGAACCAGAAGGAAGGGCATCAAGCTCCTGAGCGGCCCGTTCCTGGATCTCAGGAGCGATCTTCGTCGGGGCAGCACAATCAGTAGTCACGCTTACGCAGCCGCTCAGCCACATCAGAGCCGCTGGTATTACGAGCGTCGATTTTTGCATAAGCCTTCTCCCGCTTATCTTGAATATCCCGAGCGATTTTGGCCGAATGCTCTTTCTCGTCTCGGCGGCCTTTGAAATAAACCATGGCCACAACTCCCAGCATCGCGACCAGGGCTGCCAGGCGCTCACCACCATAGATGTAGGCCGCGATCACGAGAGCGATCAGAGCAGCCCAGGGCCAATATTCCCCGGTGATACTGAGGATGAGTTTGAAAAATTGTAGTAGATCCACGGTGCGTTTCCTTACCGGCTCGGGGGATCGAGACGCTTTTCAAGGCGGATCATGAGTTCTTTTACGACTTGGACATCACCAGTCATTCGGGCGA